AGGCGTACGAGATGTTTCCATAAGACCTAGGCCAGACGTCGTTTTAGCTGCCCAAGTAACATTCGTTCCAGTCAATAAGACTTGTTGAATATTAGTTTGGAACGCTTGGAACGCTCTATTATCTGTAGCATCTATCGTAGCTGCACCACCAATACCTGTTGATGTAGCATTTGTTGATACCGTAATTGTATATGAATCTTGCTCTACCGCACTCACTACGTGTGTCGCATTCAATTCAGAAGCTGGAATACCGTGTATCGCTGTTGCAACACCTGATATTGTTACACTTGAATTAACACTTCCGTGTACAAAGAATCCATGGTTGTCATGAGATACTCTAACAATACCAGAACCAGAAGTACACTTAAATGGATCATATTGTAAGCTAGCTTTTTCAGGAGCATCATTCTTAAGAACTAAATTAGCTGTTGCACCAATAGTAAACTCAGCGCGATGAATATTGAACTTAAGATCAGCGTTCTGATCAGCTGTCCATGTAGCGGCGTTCTGAGACTTAAACATTACACCAGCATATGGTTGCTTATTAATCTTAACACCAGCTAAATCTTCTTGGCCCATTACAGCATGCCATACAGTATACTTATTAGTATTGGCAAGTAGTACAACACAGTACTCAACGTTCTCTTGTAAGAATATAGGAGATTCAAATGTAAAGGTTGTGGCGGTTGCAGCAGTTGCTGATATGTTAACGCTTGCAGGATTCAATACAACTTCACCGAACGGCGCAATTCGTGGAGATGGAAAACCATTTACCATTTCACGAATCTGTAACGTCACAGGAATGTTATCATCTTTAGTAGCAAAGAACATATCAACCTTTGTGATATATGCTCCACCAGTTTCATCAATTAAGAATGACTGTGCTAATGGATCTGCCCAACCCGTTTGAGTCTCAGTTCGAGTATTAGTAATAATAGTTCTATTATCACCTACAGCACTTCGCTCAACTCGAGGAGTACGCGTTGACAAAAAGACTTCTTCAATATTATCAATCAATCCAACGGCGTTATACGAAGCTTCAGCTTCTGTAGTATTAGTCGTAGCATTTGTGGTTGAATCAGTTAGTCGGAATACCCTAGAACCAGTACTAAACGTTGTAGCACTATTGTTAGGTATAAAGAACGAACCAGTTATATAACCAGATGCATCTGTAATCAATTGACCTGCTGTACTTGGATGAGCGGTAATCGCATTCTGTCCTGTAACAACTGAGGAATCGTTATTAGACCATAAGGTATAAGAAGATTCTTCACGTACGAATGATGATACATCAACACCATCGAAGAATGCATATACTCTAGTGTTTGGCTTCATACGAACTGCACGGAATGAAATCTGACGAGAGCGAATGAATGGTATAATATCGATTGACACTACACGATCACCTTGAGAATCTACCTGAGTAGACCAAGCCAGCGCAGTATTAGTACCAGTGCGATTTTGAGTAGCTAAGGTATCAGTAGTAAGAGTTCTCTCACGGCGTCTTCCTCCAGCTGCTATCCAGTTACCATTCTGTGTTTGCGTTCCAGTCCATTGTGTTTGCCAGTTATTCCATACTGTACCAAACGCTGTAGATTCATTTATCTGATCTAACATTGCATTCGTAACACCTGAGTTATCAATGGTTACTGCAGGACGACGACTAACATCACGCCATTCATCTGATGAAGGTGATAAGTCAAGAGATCCAGACCATGTGAATACGTCATATGGGTTAACGTTAATAACAGAAGAAGCTTGTGGCTGATTCACTAAAGAAACAGAACTATATGGTAATGTTACTAGATCGCCAGTTTTAACTACTCCAGTTGAAGCACTTGAATCCCAACGAAGACGTGTTGATTCTTGTGAGAACTGTGGGCGTAAGACACCTCGATCAGGATCAATAGCTGCCCTAAACTCAGGAGAAATAACATCAGCAACATTGTATGACTTAAACGAATCAACAACAAAGCCGTTCTTAAACCGTTGTAGTGCACCTGTTGAATCAACAACTTGACGATCAGACGCTTCTTTTTCTAAGAATGTCAATGCAGTGTAATACTCTAAGGTATTGACACGACGATCGATCTTACCAATGTCTCGCATTGTATAACGCTTGTTATCAAGAACAGTAATCTCAACATCGGATGGCTTAAGAGTATAAGCAGGCACTAACAATTGATATAATACCATTGCATCTTTTGGATCATCTGGTAATTCAGGATTAAGAGAAGAAACACCTTCAATAACTCCGAAAGTACCGTTCTTATCTAAAAATACCTTGTCGCGACGATTTAAGTAGTATTGAATATCAGTAGTAAATGTAGTAGCAGGTTCTGGACAAAGCTTAACAATTGCACCAGTTCCAGTAAAGTTCCCACCAGCGTCTGATACACGAGGACGGAAATCGATAGCTGATCGGAGCTCAATCACTTTACCAGTTGACTTAACAGTATATGAAGGAATATCTTCGTATGTTACTGTAACACCGTCGTCGTCTGTAAGACCTGAATATGAATCTACTGAGAAGAAATCGCCTGTTCCGTCATGAGTGAAAAACTCATACTTAACTAGTAATCTTCCAGTAGGAACAAAGTTTGTACCAGGCTTGATAGTAACCTTAGATATACCATAGAAGTTATCTGTTTGACCATTGTCAAAGTCGTAGTATTCCTTAACATCAGGGTGCGACGCTGTCGCTACTGTTGAAAAGTTTGGAGCCATATACACCGCAAGCAAACGATAACCATCAGCTTTACCTAACGCTAAATCTCCAGCTTCGATTGTAGACTGATTGGTGAATGCTACTTGATGAACGTTCTGAGAACCAGAGGTTGTCAATGATTTAGAATCGTGATCGAGAGTTTTCTTAATACCAGCAATCAATGTTACTTGGTCACCGTTATATGAAGTAAGCCCTGAGATGTCTACTGATTGAGAGTTACCTGCGATGCTAACATCACCAGATGATGCTGCGACAATAGTACCCGCACTTGATCCAGACGTAACAGCTAAGATCCAGTTATCATTATCAAACGGTTCGAACAACTCTGTGGAACCTGCCGTAGTAAACGTTGCTTCACCACCAGAAACTGTATCAGCTCCAAACCTTTTATTAGAGAAATATACGTAGTTAAAATCACCAGTACCATCATCGCATGTTTTAACACGATCGAACGGTAAAGCAAACACTGCAGTATTATTGATAGGTTCGTTTATAACTGCTTTACTATTCACTAGAACTAAGTTACCAGCAAATGTAGTTCCAACCTTAACAGATCTAACAGAAGAGAATGTTTGGCTAGCATTCATTAAGACGTCAAACAAATATAACTTATAGTTAGTACCATCTTTTTCAATGCTACGAGCACGTGCGTATCCGATGATAGAACCACCGCCGCCTGTTGCACTTCTTAATTCAATCTGACCAAAGGTAGTTATATCGGGTAGACCAGTAACTGTGGAAGCTAATAGGTTAATGTAGTTGCCAATAAGTGAGGATACAGAAGCACCTTCAAACAATGCCGCTTCACGAGCTTTATTAACTGATAGGTTAGTAGTAGATAATGTTTGAATCTCATAACCACGAACGTATGCTTTAGAAGGCTCGATCGCTGCGATCAATTTAGTAGCATCACCTGGAGAATTGACTGCAGTATCTTCCTTCATCGTTGCACGGAAAGGTCGAACAGTGTAGTCACCAGACTCATCATATGTGCGACGAGCTAACACGTCTTCGATCACTGAATAATCAGAGCCACGTACTTGTTTTTGTACCTTGCCATTTACAACTCGTAGTAATAATAAGAAGTTTTCAATTGTAGAGGCATAGTTCGCTTGTGTCTTAAGCGCAGTCTTGATTGAATAACGATGTGCTCCAGGAGCTGCATAGTTAGGAGAACCAGTCGCGTTGTCGTTTAAAGTAGTATCTTCAGCTGCAGTAGTAACAGCCTCAGTAATTTCTAGACCAACATCAAGGGAAATATTATTAGTGTACTTTGAAAGTATAAGAGTGTCAGCTTTAACAATGACAAAATGTCCGCGTAAGAAGTATACACCTTCTTCAACTTGAATCAGCGCACCTTCGCCCGTTGCTGCAGATGATGCAACTGTTGCTGTAAGTGTACCATTGTCGTAAGAAGAACTACTGGCATTCCACACTTTTTCAGTTAAAGAATCAGATGAACTAAATACCTTATTAGCATTAGTTGCGCCGTTAGAATTCTGATAAACCACATAAAATGTATCGGGATCAGATCCGGTGGCAGCAACAGCTTTAATGATTTTAGCACGCAGGCCTGCTGCGTTCGCAACCATTTTACCGTTAAGTGTATCACCAACAGTAGCAGCGTTAGTAGCAGACAGCTTAACATAGTCGGCGTAGTTGTTATAAGAGTTACCGCCTGGAATTACAAGCGAACCTTCTTTAAACATGTGGTTACCGAATTGAGTAACCTGGTTTTGAAGAATCGACTGCAGCTGAGTAAGCTCTCGCGCTTGCACTGCAATTCCAGGACGGAAGAGTACCTTATGATATTTTTCCTGAGGGGAGAGGCTATCAGCCCCATCCTTAAGAAAGTCATCGTAGTATGGATCTACGTTAAACTTAATGGCCATTATTTTTTCCCTTAGAATTCAAGTACTAGTTTTACTGTTTCAATCTGATCGTTAGCTCGGTTAACAGCCGTACGGTTTTCAACGAAGATAACCTCGCCTGAACCGTGCTCAACTCCAGGATTTCCTACAGCTGTACAATTACGCGCAGTGTTACTAGAGCCACTGATCTTAATATTATCTGAAGTCGTGAAAGTACCGAACCCTGTAGTTTCATTTTGGTGATAATATAAAACGCCTGTAGTTGCATTATAATCATCAATAACACCTAACGCTGCAGTTGAACTTCCAACGATCACTGAATCATTAGTAAACTCGCCAGCGGCTGGTGGTCCTGCTAAAGTTAAACTATACGTCGCTCGCAATGATCCACCTGATGAAACTGTAGTTGTTCCAAAGTTATATGGGTTGCGGATGATACCTAGCTGACGGAATTCGTTGCCAGTAATAAACGTATCGTTCTCGTTGCCAGTCAAAGAAGCGTTAACAGTAATATAATGTCCTCGCAAATCTTGACGTGCATCGTAACCAAATCCATTCTTAGGACCAATGATTGCACGAGCAGTTGCACCAGAACCAGAACCGTCAGATGTAATTACAACCTTAGCTTTAGAATATCCAGTTCCTGCAGTACTTACAAGAAGCTTAGTAATTACACCACCTGCAACAGTTACATTAGCATCAACTACCGCAGCAGAAGCTCCGTCACCAGTAATTGTCACAGTGAAAGTATCGCTTGCAGAATAACCTGTACCGCCATTAATAACTTTAACGTTATAAATCGCACCATCTACTGCCGCTTGCTTAACTGCCCATTGATCTTGAAGGGCTTGTGCTGCAGCACCACCAGGGTTTGTCGTAATATCACTCATTGGAATGAATGCTGAAGTTAAAAATTTGTTAGCAGCGGTGGTTGATAATGTATACAAATATTTCCAGATGTAACCATCAGATCCACTAAAATCGATAACACCCGCAGTAGTAACACCAGAGTTATCTGGATTAGTAGTAGATGCGCCAGGACCAGCTTTTAAACAAAGCATGATATGGTTGTTATCGGTAATAACATAGAACTTTTTAGATTCTAGTGTAGTATCACGATCGTCATATTCAACGTAGGTTGTACCTGAAATCCACTGGTAACGAGGTGCAGCGAACTGCAAATCCGTAGTAGCTAATTTCTTAAGGGACGTCATGTGTTGCCATACATCAGTTGTATGAGAATGAGTATTATCGTACGGCGTGTCTGGTGAAGTATCATCAGTCCACGTTGCTGAACGACCAACGAACAAATAATAATTATTTGCCGCTGCCGTAAGATCAGCTACAAACTGCTTTGCAGCTCTTAGCCTAAAGTTTTGTGTAACAATGGCGGCCATTGATTTCGACTCCTATTAAATGTTCGTTCTTTACGTGATAGTTATTTCAGCTGTCGCGTTAATATCTATTGTTTTATTTATAGCGTTTAGAATAGTGTAATCTGAGAAATTAGATACAGGATTCGGTAGCAAGAATTTTAAATCTTCGAGGTATTGTTTAGGACCTAGATGATTAGTCTGTCTTGTATTAGTATTTACAATGCCTTCAGTGAAGTAGACAGTTGCAAGATCACCTGTATAACCAAGGTGAGAACTTAATACACCATGACCAGTTCGAGTTGCAATAGCCTGAGCATTGATCTCTACCGGAGGTATAATAATCGGAACTGGAAGACCAGCACCAAGTTGTAACCCAGGTTGTGTAAACGGCGTAACAGTACCTGCACGGTTCTTTTCTAAAATTTCAATGAAGAGAAGAATCTCACCAAAGAATATAAAACCTGCTGGGTGAACCAACCGATTAAATGCGTTTTTCCACTGGTCAATGTTAGCACCAGTTTTAAGGATGTATGAGAACTTTTGATACTTGTAAGAATCTTGAATTTTCTTATCATCAGATACAAATGAACGTGATGTTGCACTCGACCCTGAACGATATATCTTAACAACATCGGCATTAGCAAGTGCAGGACTAAATGTTAATTTATATGCAAGTGTCTGTGTGACGTTGTCACTTGAATCTGGATCATCACTTCCACCACCATACGTTCTATAATATGTGCTTGACTTCCAATTAGTATTTAGTGTACCGTTAACAAAGACGATAGGCACATCGTACCACAACCAAAAACTATTATCGTCTTGGCCAGTTATTTCTGAAGTAGCACCTGAAACTGTATACGTAAGAGAAGGAGAATAAGTTCCAGGGTTAGCAATAACATCTGTAGAAAAATCTGTCCACGGGTTATCAGAGGGAACAAACATATCTTCTTTAGGAAAATAGATCTCAACTTCATCATCGTATAATATGTTAAAGAACGATGTAATGGAATCAGGTGTTCCACGTGACTGGTAGAACTGTACAAGCTTCGTATAAAATAAACGAGGATCGGCAGCGAACGTACGTGGTACTGAAATGCCAATCTCTTGTTGTAAGTTCGTAAGAAACGTTTCTTCAACTAAATCTATATCTCTCTGACTAGCAATACGGTTAATGTAGTGAGATGCTCGGTTCTCAGAAACTAGATACTTATTAAATAGCTCTAAGAACTCAATAAAGTCAGGATATGACTGGTTGATATGTTCAGGGACTAGGTCCGAGATCAACGAGGATATGTCTACCTTATTAGAATCGTTACTCATTATTCATGCCTTGCAGTAGTATTATAAGCGACACCAGCTGAAGTACCGCCAGTAATCATTGTATCAACTTCGCCTTCAATTGTACATTCATCAACAAGTATAGTTAGTAATTCATTTCGTTTTGGTGCTAAATCATTCGAATCCGGATCTGCGGTAACTTCGATATATGTTCCAGTGAATGAATCAAACGCTGCAGTGAATGAAAGCTTACCAGTTGTAGGACTTATCGTACCAGCGTTATTCACTATGATCGTTTCAGTTGAACCAGTCCCTTGAACAATTTGAAGTCTACGAGTTCCTGTATCATCAACACGATCTCTGAGAGTACATCCAGTATTTCCAGCATGAACAAATTCTGTAGAACTAATTATCTGATCAGTTGAATTTGTATTATAAATTGGAGATGAATACGTTACATCATACTTCGCTTCAGCTGTCGTTGTAGGAACAATACGCTTTTTCATTTTAACTCTAACAACTGAGTTAAGAATAGCAATGCTTGTAGCATCTATGTTAGCGTTAACATTAGAATACCGGAATACTCCATCAAAACGTTTTAGCTGGTCAGTATTATATAGACGAATAACCTCACGAATTGATGCAGCAAGCGCATCAGAAGAAAGTGAAGTTACGTTAGGATTATACTTAAAGAATACATCCAGAGAAATGTAAGTATATTGTGGATCTATAATTGTAGGAGTAATCGAAACCACATTCTTAGGTTTAAGATACTGAGAAATGATGAGTGTCTTATCTGTAGCGGTAAGTACCTCAGCATCCTTAGGTTTAATAGAGATATAAACTTTTCCGTAATCTGGTGGATCATTATCTTCACCACCCCAAACTGATATGGCATCGATGTTCGCGTAGTTATTTTGGATGATAGTTTTATAATCATCTGGTGTCACTGCACGATTCTGAGAAACATATGATAGCGGAGCGTTGAACTTAATGGATTCTAAATCTTCTCTCTCAGAACCACCAGCTGCTTTAGACACAACAGTTAATGTTATATCTGTATTACCATTAATTGTTCCAGCGAGTGCAAATACTGATGCACCGTTTGCCGCATCGTTATCAGTAACTAATGTTTCTAATTGGATGATGTTTCCATTGTCTAGTTTCTTACCAAGAACACCATCACCAAACTTAACTTCAAACATTCCGGTGCGATGCTCTTCAAGGAAATATACTTTAGATGCTGATGTTACTGCAGTCACATTGACTGAAGAAGAATAGGTATCTACTGCAGAGTTTGTATCTGAAGCTTTAATCTTAACTGTAAGTTCTGAGGTTACAGCGTTATCAAATGGTATTAGGTATGATTCAGCAGACGCAGAATCGTATATGTATTCTATACTTTTATATGAACCTTGCAATACTTTAATATTAGTAAAGATATATTCGCCATCAGCATCTCTTGTTGTTGATACCGTTTGATCGTTAACAAACTTATATGTGACGCCATCAATTGTAGAAGTAAATACTGTGCCCTTTGTCATTGTCAAAGGTAAGTAATTACCATCAGAATCAATAACACCTACAGGAGAATTTACTTTGACAGTAATATATGCAACAGCAGGATAAGATGAACGTGGTGTGTAACCAAGCATCTTAGCGTGTGATACTACTGAAGGACGTAATCTTGCGCTATCTAAGAATGTTTCGTTGATTGCAAAGTTAGCGTTGATTGCATTGTAATGAGTTACATATGCCATTACGTCAATCATTGAACTTAAAGCAGACCCTTCGAAGTTGTAGTCTTCAAAAGTGGTTTGGGCTTTCATGAATGTCTTTAAGTCTGTCTTGATGGCATCAAAATCCATCTCCGAAACTTTAAGGCGGTTAGTATCAGTCATTTATCTGAGCCTCTCAATAATGAATTCTATGTTTGTGGTCACGTCTTCAGGTGACAGGATTTGTACTTCTAAGTTTAAGCTTAGTGCATTTCTATAAGATAGATCTTCAATGCGTACATCTAAAACTTTTACTCTCGGCTCATAGTTTCTAAGAGTACCGATAATTCTTTGTTCCATATCTGCTTTGACTATCGGGTCGAAGTTTTCAAAAAGGAACTCAGTTAATGATCCACCAAAATCTGGATCAAAGAATTTCTCGCCGCGTCTTGTGAGTAAGATATTACGCACAGACTGTTTCACCGCTTCAACATCTCTTTTAATAGGAACATCACCGGTTACAGGATGCTTTAAAAAAGAAAAATCAAAGTCAGCGTAAGGCTTTTTACGAGAGCTAATATTTGAATTTGTATTTGCCATACTGTTATTTATAACCCTAATTCGCGGAAACGTTACTCGCACCCGAAGTTAATTCGATACCACAGCCATATGAATCACCTACTCTGGCCAAGGGTTTACCATTAACAAAAATGTCTGGAGAACCAGAAGTTAGTTGTGTTATATGTGGTGTACAACCACTTGCTTCAGGTACGGAAGGATGTGAAGAATTTGAATCTTCTTGTCTATGTGCACCTTTACCTTCTATGAATACATCAGCCGATCCAGTGAGCGCTGTAGGAATAACACCGCATTCGTGTATAGTAATTAGATCAGTTATTCTACATGCTTTTGGCATTACTGCAACCACTCAGGAATTACTGGCTTAAACGTTGTAGCCACAGAAGATTGATCTTTACGTGGAACTGTTATGCCTGCGGCAGTTTGCGTTGAGTAAGATGAATTACCATCAGGCTCAACAACCGAATTTAATGGAGTTACCAAGGTCGCGTTAGCAGTAGTTGATGCAACGTACGAAGGACTAGTAGCAACTACCCCTGGTTTTTTAAGATTTATAAGAGAACCAAATAAGTCCATCTCACCAGCTGACGATGCTTTAAATGTAGTACCTGCCGCAATATCAATACTACCAACCGATGACATTTTAATATTACCTGAACTATGAATATCTAATGTACCACCAGCTTTTACGTTTATATTACCGCCAACGTTAATGTCAGCATTATTAGTAACATTTATTTCAAGCTTTTGACTTGAGTTGTAATGATTACTTGAATGAACTACCATAGAACCGTCAGGATGGATTTCAACGTATGAACCACTGCGATGATATATGTGAACTCTTTCGTGGTTAGGTGTATCATCCATCTCTATCATGTGTCCTGACTCAGAACTAAATACATGGTTGTATGGGTATTTTGCATTATAAGGATCAGCAGGTTCAGTTCCAGCTACTTGTTTTACTATATTACTTGTGCCACGAGCACGTCGAGGTATAGATGATTCGTTAACTTCTCTTGGAAATGTTGCGGTTGGATCTGCAAATCCATTTTCTGAATTAGGTTTTGTATATGGTAGACCATGCACAGAACCCATAACAATAGGCGATTGCATATCTTCATCAAGAAACGATAATACTACCCAAGAACCAGGAACAAGAAACGGAGTTTGTCCTAAGCCTGAATTTCCAGGAGTAGTTGTAGGATTCATGACAGGAGCCCACGGCAATGATGACGTAGGAATATCATTAATTTTATCAGAACTGTGTAACCCAAACACTCGGACTCTTACTCGTCCAATTTCCTGAGGGTCATTACGATCTTCTACTGTTCCAAAATATAACATTAATTATTCTCCATGAAGCTTAAACCATCACGTATTAATTCCATTGACACAGTATATTCAGCTCCTTTAATGTAATGTCTAATCCTAGATATGACATAAGATCCAGAAAATAATTCGTCCTTATCATTTGGTTCACCAGCTAACGCTGGTTTATTAGGAGTAATTATTAGGTTTACAGATTTACCAGCTTGATAATTCTCAGGGTCTGAATCAGAATAAGTGGATATGCGTACCATATCATTTATCCTTGTAATTCGTGAATCAAGCTTAGTCAATGATAATGAATCGCTTTGAGTATTAAGATCTGTTACACCTAATGATTCATATGCGATAGGGTTATGCATTTCAAGACTAACAGAAGGTTTAAGCTCATTTGAATTAAGATTCTTTGCATCAACAGTATACAATCTATACGGATCTAATGGAGCTAAGGTTGGAGCATGTAAAGAATGATTAAACTCAATTTCAGACCATTCGTTATTCGCAACATTAAGTCTAATAGTATTATTAAGTAAAGCTCCACCGCTTAGAATTTTTAAGGTATCTGAATTTTTAATTATTTCATATTCATATAGTACGCCCAAAGAATCGTCTAAGTATCGTGTGCCCTGGCCAGTATAATCCTTGTTCGTTACTTTTCTACTAGAAAGCACCGGAAGATTTTTTATATCCTTTGCATCGCCAACCATAGACTGTAGTGATTGTAGTATCGGCTTGTCACCAAATAAATTTTCGAATAAAAAATATGGAGTTCCATCTTCTCCAAATGTTTTACTTATTACTGTATCAATAGCTGCATATGGTTTACTATAAGGGAATACTATGTGATGTGCACTTGATGATGGTGTCTTAACATCTATATGTTCGGCAAAGTAATTAAAGTGGATGCTGTCAATAATATCTGATGCTAAGCCACTATATGATTTAGAAAATAAAGATACTGCATTGGTCAAATGTTTCTTAGAAGTAATAGTTAATACAACACCTGCTGATTCTCCTGATACTTTCTTTATACCTTTAACTCGAGTACAAGCAAATGTTTTTTCTACTGTCTTGCCTCTCCTTGTAAATTTGATACGCACTTCTTCTTGACCTATTATAGGAAGAATAGCCACAAGGCCTGCGTTATCAGCAAATATTACTTCGCCGTGTAAGAACGGGTTATCGATAGCCTCAAAGATAGATACCTCAATAACAAGATGAGTAATTTCTACTTCTTCAATGCGCGTTGAGATATAGACCCTTAGGTCTCTTAATATTCTTGGAGAAGCATCTCTCAAATCATTAGTCATAGGTTCTGGCATATTATGCTTCTCTCATTGCTTTTTCAAAAGCTTCTACAATATCACCAACAAATTCTGGTTTAACAACTTTTATTTTTGACTTAGCAAGGTTTTGAGCGGTACTTACTTCGAAGTTTGTAACAGGACTTGTTCC